CGGGCCCCTCTAGTAGTCGTGTTGACTACGACGCCTTCTCGGACGTTTTCCGGGAGATACTAGAGGCCGGCTATGCCTAACCATATTGGTTTAGACACCCTATTTCTTACAGAGTGTCAGGCACAGCTTAATAAACAACCTCCGTGCTGCCTTACAAACAGCGACGACGCAAACAGCTTTGCTTTTGCAGAGCTTATGCGACGGTGGGAGTTTTGCGACTTTGTAAGTCCTTCTCTACCACCTGTACCTCTTGAAACCTAAGGACTAAATCATGAAAGAGTCTTTTAAGAAAGCCCTCGCTGCGAGTGTAGCAGTGGGAGTTCTCGCTGCTGTCACTTACGTCGTGGGCCAAGGCTCCAACCTGATGATCGTCCAAAGGGTGCAAGAAATCATGGCTCTTTCAGCCGGTACAGTCGGGGCCGTTCAACCCACGGTTCCTGAGAACTCGGGTAATGCCGACCAAGACAAGTAGCATAACCATCCCGTACGGGACTAACCGCTCCAAGCAATCGAACTTCGATCCTAAGCCTCTGGAGACGTCGTTGGTGGAACTAACGACGTATTACAGGACCAGGACTGGCGTCCGATTGCCGAAGTGGAGGCAGGTGATCCACGACGGTGGTAATGCTACGACGGCAATGTCTGCCGTCTACGACTCTGGTTTTGTGCAAAAGGGAGCTGTCCGCCTTAATGGGGCGTTCCCTGGTACACCTGGTAGCTTTAGGAAAGCTCAGGTCTCCGGCTACATCGTTAGTACAGATGGTCACCGTGGTCCAAAGCAACCTACTATCAGTCCTGAGTTTGCTGACAACCAGGCGCGTGCAAAGTTTTATAAACGCCTCCGTGAGATCGAGGTCCAGTTTTCCGGACCGACCTTTCTAGGGGAGTTTCGTGAGACGATGCACATGCTTCGCAGACCGCTCTCAGCTCTACATTCCAGTGCTCACGGATATCTTGATGCGCTAAAAAATGCAAAGCGCGCAAGTCCTAAGCACTGGGTGAAAACTGTTAGCGGACTCTGGCTGGAGAAGTCTTTCGGTTGGGATCCCCTCCTTAAAGACATCGAGGACGCTAACGCGGCCTATAATCGATGGCTGTTGCGGTTGCAAAATTCGCGAGTTGTATCCGCGAGTTTTCGTGACTATAAAGACAGCTCTGGAGCTTTAGACCCCTCCATTGACCGCTTGTCCACTTCCAGGCAACTCATGTCGAGCGGGATTTTCTGCCGCTTTGCAGGGAAGCTCTGGGAACACTGTACCGTGAGGTACAAAGGACGAGTTAAAACTTCAGCTGAAGCGACCAGGTGGGAAAATGCTGCTCTCTTCGGCTTTACGCCGTCGGAGTTCATCCCCACCGCTTGGGCACTTTTACCCTGGTCGTTTCTCGCGGACTATGTCACCAATATAGGTGACATTCTGTCGAGTGCCGTAACGTCCACCCGTAACTTGCAGTACGTCAACAAGACGACGATCCGTGAATCCCATTATGTGGGCACGGGTACGATCGACGAGGCGACAACACTTGCGAGCCAAGGGGCTGGATTTGTAGGCACAACAACAGGTTGGCCCGGGAAGTGGGAGTTTAACCGTAAGGTAGTAGATCGGGTACCTAACAGTGGAATAAGCCTTCCCACTCTCCAGTTCTCGTTCGACCTCTCGGACAAGCAGCTATTAAACGTAGCCGCTTTACTCGGGGTCGCTGGTGCCTTACACCCTCAGAAGCCCTTCCGGCCCTATTATCGGCCGTCAAGGTTTCACAACTAATTTAGAGGACTAATATGCCTTTTAACCTTTCGTCGCCCATCACGGGCGCAGCGCAAACCGGTTTCACAGCCCCGACCTACACGCATGTTACGGACATGGCACCCGATGTTAACGGGCGTCAGGTCGCTGTAACGGCTGTTGGCGGGACTCAAGCTGGCGTGACTCCTCACAGCGTAAGCGCTCCTTTTACGATCACCTTCGTCCGGCCAAAGGTTTACCGTAACCTCGGTAAGCCCAATCCGACAACGGGGTTGATCAAGGATGTTCCGCGGAATACGTACAAGATTATTGCCCGCAAGGGCGTACTGCCGCTCGCGGGTCAACCGCACCAGATCGCCCAGGCAACGTTGATTCTCGACGTGCCTGCTGGCTCTGATACTGCTGATCCGAGCAATTTGCGTGCCCTTCTCAGCGCCATTGGCGGGGCTATTTCACAGCAATCGGCCGGCATCGGCGACACCGTTATTTCTGGTGTTGTCTAACGCCGTCCTCATGCTGTTCCCGCTACTGGCCTAGTTGGCTTGTAGCTTTCGTTTCCACGGACTGGAGTTGCTATGCGTGATTACGCTAGTTTGTTACCGGTTGTCCTTGAGGACGATTTGTACGCAGCTGGTTGGAATGGGGCGATAAGTCCCTATCCTGGCATAACGCCGAAGCAGTTTGCAATGCAGGCCCTGCGCAGATCTCTGGTTAAAAAGTTTTTACCCAGGAACACTGCTCTACAGGACCGTGCGGCACTCGATCTTTTTCTTACTATAAATCGAGCCTGCTCAGAGTTCGCCTTTAGGTACGACCAGCTGTCCGAGATTGAGACCATCGCAATTGGGGAGGCGAAAGCTTTCCTCTACAACTTCTGTTTCCCAAACGACTCAGCAGGCGAAAGCCTGCTCGAGTTCAAGAAGGTCTCAGAAGGCTTCGGTCTCGGTAACGGTGCTAACATCGGAGCAAAAACCACCGACTTTTTATCGAAGGTGGGCACTAGCACGATGGCGGCTACAAGTCCTTTCCTGCATCAGATGTTTTTGCAGGCTGTTGGGTGTGACCCGCTGTGGTCGGAGCTTGAGTCTGTCCGATCAGCTACTCGGGGCTACCAACTAGTCAAGGGAAGTCGCTTAAGTTTCGTGCCGAAGAACTCGGACATAAGCAGAACCATATGCACTGAGCCCGTCTGCAATATGCTTTGGCAGAAGGGAATAGCTCACGTTATTGAAGGCCGGTTGCGGGAGGTCGTTGGTATTGACCTTTCAACCCAGCCCGATAAAAACCGGAAGCTAGCTCAGCTCGGATCAACGTCCAGCAGGTTTGGTACTATCGACCTGTCTTCTGCGTCTGATTCTATGTCCATGACACTCGTGCGCGAATTCCTCCCAGCCAGCTTTGTACGTTGGCTTGAATGGACTCGCTCGCCTGTCGCCATCCTTCCAGGTGGCGAAGTTGTGGAGTTGCATATGGTGTCGTCTATGGGCAACGCTTTCACGTTTCCGCTCCAGACGACGCTCTTTACGTCTTTAGTCTACGGGGCTTATCGCGCTCTCGGCATAAAACCCGAGAATCCGCGCCGCTCCTCGCTGGGCAACTTCGCCGTCTTCGGCGACGACATCATCGTTGAACGCCAAGCTTATGGCTTGGTGACACGGTTATTGTCGTTTTGTGGCTTCAGCGTTAACGTAGACAAGTCCTTCAACGAAGGACTGTTCCGAGAGTCATGTGGCCAAGACTTCTATAATGGCTACGACGTGCGAGGGATCTATATTAAATCCCTCAACACGGCAAACGACTCGTACTCAGCATGCAACAGACTTAACGTTTGGAGCGCTAAGCACGGGATTTACCTTCCGAGGTTGGTCAAATTCATCCTCCGTGGTAACCGGTTTTTGCCGGTTCCCTACGACGAGATGGATGTAGCCGGACTTCGGGTCCCGAGCTCGCTGTTACGCAAGAAGCTTGTCGACAGACACACCGGTGCTGTGAAGTACCGGTGCTACGTCGGCTTGCCGTCTGCGTATAGTGTAACAGACGTCGAATCGCAGCCACCAGGGCTCAACGGATGGTTTCACAACCCGTCCGCCGTCCTGTTCGCTGCTCTTGCTGGTACACTTCGGTCCGGTAGGGTGGCTATAAGATCTTCACAGCCGTTCTACCGTCTAAAGGAACGACGTACTCCATGTTGGGACTACGTCGTTCCTGGGAGGGGCTTATGCCCCTCCCTCGCCGGCGAATGGAAAACCGCCGTCGAAGTCAACTGTAACTTTTTATTTCAGTTGACCTCTTAGAGCACTTGCTCTAAACCCCGGGTACTTAATCAAAACATCGACCTTGCACCCGGG